ATGGCTGTGAAATTGCCCGTGTTTTGTTACGCTCGCGTCAGTAGCTTTACACAGACGACAGAGCAGGGCGGCTATGGGTTGTCTCGGCAGCACACAACGTTTGATAGCTTCTTACAGTACTGTAATGAGGTTATACCGCAAGATCTGCCAAGGCTTGATTTAGAGCGTGTTACATACCTTAACGATAGCGGGTTATCCGCGTATCATGCGTTGAACTGGAACAAGGGGCAGTTAGGGCAGTTATACCAACAAATTGAGAATGGCATTATTTCCAATGCGTATTTAATAGTTGAGAATATAGATCGCCTTTCACGTAGAAACCCATTTGACGCAATTCAGAAGATTTCATTTATGATCCAGCATGGGTTATATATTTTTGAAATCGAAACAAATCAAATATTCTCGCATAATCGCCCGGAATCGTTACTTGCCCTGCAAATGAGTTTGAACAGGTCGTATAGTGAATCCAAACGCAAAAGCGTAATCACTATAAAAAATTTTAAAAATCGTATAGATCGTTATCTACAAGATGGAGAGTTATTCACCAAGTCATCAAAAAGTATTCCACGATGGTTTGATATTGATGTGAAAAATAAAAAACTAATTCAAAATGATATTGCCACAACCATACAGAAAATTTTCGAAATGTATGCAGATGGTTTTGGCAATGGTACTATCTGCAAACGTCTAAATGATGATGGGTTGCTTGATGTAAAGCGGCACTGGAATACTATTACGCTTAGTAGGGTACTGCGTGATCGTAGGTTGATTGGTGAGAAAAGATATGGGCGGATCTGTAGAGCCAAAGAAGATGAAGAGTTGATTGAAAATTTCTGGCCGCCAGTGATTTCACGGAAATTGTTTGACCGGGTTCAGGCAATTATCGGAAATCACAAAGTTAGCCACATCGACAAGACGACGAAGAAACAGAAAAATCTATTTCATGGCCTTACACGTTGTGGGATCTGTGGTTCAAATGCTAGTATCACGTCAAATAATAGAAGCATGGATTACATATGCTGCCTGTCCCGGCGGCATCATATATCCGATGTATGCACAACGGCTCAATATATGCGATGGTCGCCTATAGAGCGGGCACTAGTTGCATTCTTAGATGGGATTGATTGGCGGCAGATCTATCAGCCTGAAAGCAACTCAAAATCAGTACTAGATGGTTTATGTGCTGAACTGAGAGCAGTAGATCAGAAAATTTCTGAACTTAAAGCAGAGTTGAATAAATCTGATGATGATGTTGTTTTGGCATTATCAAGGTCAATCCGTAAAAATCAAGAATTGCAAACTGAATTGCAACGCAAGATTGCAGCGATAGAGGATAAATCTGGCACGAAATCAGTTTCATTTAATTTTGATGAAAAACTTTTCGATCAGAATGAAGTAGAATTGCGTCAGAATGCAAACGTCGAGTATCGGAAAGTTATAAAAGAGATTTCGATAACCAAGCTAGATGATACGTATGTGTTCTGTACTATTAAGTACTTTGCAGAAATTCTTCACTTTGTAGTTATCGATTTGAATACTGCAAAAGTTGAATCATTCGCAACATTTGATAATGGCAAGGCTGTAATGCAATTCACAGACACAGAGGGTGGGGATATGCTTCGAGACATAACTAAATTTGCAATTAACGAATACATTAAGAACAACAGCAAGTAATCCAGTTTAAACGCCGTAGGATTCATTCTACGGCGTTTTTTTGTATGTATGGCATATATTATGTCAGTGTGGGTTAAAACGTCTTAGAATCGATTCTAGGAACGGACAAAACAAATTCCAGTACTGAAATTGTAATTGTTAAATTAATGTTAACAGTACTTGGGGGTAAATGAGAAAGTGTCACGTGGGGGTGTACAATATATATAATAATAATAACAGACCCCACGTGACACTTGTTAAAATAATGTTACATTACAACCAATTAACACCAGTTAGTGCTATTCTCAGTACTGGTACGGTCATCCTACCCCACATTCTCCTATCACATTATTTTTAAACGTTTCAATTATAGTTGCTGTAAAATGCAATTAAAGTACTTCCCTACCGTGTTTTGCGACGTATAGTACCAGTATAGTTCTGCCACTATAACGCGTACAATCGATTCTCAGCCATTCTAGTACTGAATTGGTGTAATCATATCACTATGGCCTCAAAACGCCTGAGAATCGATTGTACGCGGTTTATATCAGTACCTAGATAATTTATTTAATAGTGTGGTGCTATATCAATACTTAGATAATTGACTAGTACTGAATAATTCAAATTTAATTGCAGATTTATGAAACGAATTAAAAAAACGTGGTATAATATTAGTATAGGGTCGAGATTGTCTGATAAAACCATTTCGGCACTATTCTGCATGAATTTGATAAATATATTTGTTGAAGCAATGATACTTCAGCAGTAATAGTTTACATTTTTGAACTCCTTTTTAGATCAAGGTAACGCCTCGGCGTTACCTTTTCAAGGATCAAATTTTTTGTAAAAACAAGCCACAAACGGAGGGGCAAAATATGAAGCATGATGCAAAATCGGAATCATTCAATACACGTCTAACAAGATCGGAAATGGAATTTTTATCCAAACTACAAGTTGATAAGAATCTGAAAAGTCGTACTGAAACAATCCAGTACATGATCAAGATGGCGATGATCAAGGGGATCTAAAGCAGTACAAATATTATTAAACGCGATTAGTAATGGATTACTAATCATTCACAAAAAGGAATTTTAAAATGAGGAATCAATATTTAGAACACAATGATATCAAATTTTACCAAACGCCATACGATGATTATTACATATCGACTGATGGTGTGGTTCTTTCGACTAAGGGTAAGGCACCACGGATTTTAAAACCGGGTGATAATGGTTGTGGGTATATGTTTGTTGTTGTGTACTGTGATAGTGGACATAAAATTGTCACCATTCATCGCATCATGGCCGAGACGTTTGACTTGCCGGGTAGTGGTGACACTGTAGACCACATCGATCGAAATAAACTAAATAATTCACTTTCGAACTTGAGATGGGCAACTGCAAGTGAACAGTTAACAAATCGTGTTTATCCTGAAACTCGCAGCAAGAGACTGACGCAAGAAGATCATAGAGAGTTGTTCGAAAAGTACTGCAATAGTGGTTGCAGTCAGATTGAACTTACTCACTGGGCGAATGAACGGTTTAACAGAAATTCTAATAATAATGTGTACTCACAAATTCTTAACGGCTGCAATTGCAAAAATTTCTACCAGCAACTGCCGCCAGAGTTGAAAGAACAGGCTCAACGGTTATCAGATTCACGCAACCCTAGATTACGTGGAGGAGCAGCACATGATTGATTTCTTCATGACTAACCTGATTTACGTGATTTTGGTGGGCTTGCTGATTGGAATGCCATTCAAATTAGTACTGATAGCGATAATACCAAGTTACTTGATTTTGAAGTTATCAGTATTCATTACTAACAAAATTAATATTAAATAAAAACAAAAAAGCCGACAACGGACTGTCGGCTTCACACTAAAAAGGAAAATATCATGAAATCTTTAAATATTACAGTTTATTTATCAAATCGCAATTCAACCACCACCGATAACAATCGGGTAAGTTTGGACTGGGACGAATTCGTACAGACTTACGGCAATCTCAACAATTGGCAACACTTTAATGCAACAACCATTGAGGAGTACCAGAATGCCAAGAACCATTTTGCCGGATTCGTATGGTCGGAACTGTGCGATGGTAAACGTATCGCTGAGAACGTACTGAATCATGCTGCACTGGTGCTAGACATCGATGACGGGGCAACATTGGATGAAGTCCGGGGCGACCTTAAAGACTACGAATATTTTTTGTATAGCACGGGCAGTACTGGAATCAAAACGGGGGATCGCTTTCGTGTAGTGCTACCATTTGAAACGCCAGTTGGTGCAGACGCATGGGATAATTACAATGCATCATTCAAGGCAAGATTCCCATATAGTGACGAATGTGCGTTCAAATCGATTCAGCTAATGTATGTTCCAAATGTTAATACTGCATTCCAGAATCAATTTATTGCAGAGTACCATGAAGGCAAATTTATTTCATTGACTGATATTCCATACGTCGAAAATGATTTCATGGACGGTATCTATAAAAATATAGTACTGGAAATGCGTGATTTCAGTACTGAGAGTGTGGAGCGTATAGCTAAAGCAATCATCGAGGGAAACGAGCATTCATATGATTACAATCAGCGTAGATTACTGGCTCAAACGCTACTTGCAATTCCTGGCTTCACTCATTTTGATATCATGCAGGTACTGAATGGCGTCACAAAATTTGGTGCAAGTCGATCTAATGATGACGTACTGCAAGGTGCAATCATTAACTTTAACAAGGGCTATGGGCACGCTCAGGGCGTTTACAAGCACTTGCCAGCGGGGTTCAGTATACCAGAGCTTGAACAAGCGAAAGTCGCTCAGAATGGCGTAGAGAGCGTTACAGAGCATGAATATGATATAGAGCTAGAGTTAGCACCATATCAGTACCTTTCACACGTTGAGAGTGAATTAGATTTCAATCATAAATTGATTTTACTTATCGCAGATGTTGGTACTGGTAAAACTCACTTTTTTAAAAATCGTCCCGATACAATTTTCGTGGCACCATTGCGGAGCATCGTCGATAGTATTGGTAAAAATGATGTTATTGGGGGCAATGTCGGTACTTGGAACCAAATCAACAAAATTTTAAAGTCTGATAACCCAGAGCAGTACAGAGATAAGACACTTGTAATCGACGAATGCCATGGTTTGCTGCGTGATGTGAATTATAAATCAGGCACAATTAGGAAACTGTATAAGGCATTCGGATTATTCAAGAATGTTATCATGATGAGTGGTACCGTTAAGGCAGAAGAATTTCATTTTGCCTTCGATCGTGTTTATCGTGTGCATAAGAAAACCAGTCATAAGCAAGTTAAAAGCTTCTTCTGTAAAGAACCAATATCTGAGGTACTGGAATATGTAAAAAATTGTACTGGCAAAACTATTGTGCTACTCAACGATAAAAACAAAATAGCAGTACTGGAAAAGGCGTTGGGAAATCCCGGTGGTGTTCGTTGTATCACTAGTGATAATTCGAAAGACCAGATCAACCAAGAATTCTTCAAATCTGGAGTGATGAATTTTAATGTTCTGATCGGTACTAACTCGATTTTGGAAGGGTTGAGTATTACGGATGAATTGGATTGTGCAAATATTGTGTTGGTTGATGAATATGATCCAAACAACGTAGAACAGTTTGCAAACCGGTTCCGTAACGTAACAAACAAGAATGTCGCATTGTTCTATACTCGCATGAAGCATTCAGTACTGCCACGGTTCGACTACAGTGATTCAGTACAGACTATTTCTGAGATTTGCGAATGTTTGAACAGATTATGTGCATTGAATCCAGATTGCCAGTACTGGCAGACAATGGCTAATACTCACAAGAATCTAGAAATTCCAGATCGCATCGTTTTTGAAGATGGCAAATTCATCGTCGATTATGTTGGTCTTGATAGTGATGCGTATGATTATCGTGTGGAATATTACAAACGAAATTTTCTTGATTTTGCCTTCGCATTGCAGCATTTAGGATTTGAAGTACTGGCACCTGCGTTCATCAATAAGGTTGATGAAACAAGTGCAGTACTGAAAACTTGTGAGGCAGAAGTGAAAGCAGAAAACGAAATCCGTCGCTGTGATATCCTCATGGATGTATCGGCTGATTTCCAAAACGGTTGCGAGCATTCTATATACTCCAGTACTGAACTGTATAAAGAAACATATCAGGCTCTAGAGGAGATGGATAAATTGGGGTTGGATAGCGATTCAGTACCGGATGTTTGTAATGGTCTAGTTAATGATGAGCATTTCATCGAAAAATGTTATCGGGACTATGAGAACCATAAAGATGGGAATCATCTAATGAATCTACTAATCATGGAACTTAATAATAGAGACAAGATTACCAGTACTGAAATGAATCGTATTGCACTTTCAATTGCTCATAAGGCCGCACAAGATCTTGGCGGGATTGAGGCACTATGTAAACTAAATGCGTGGAAATCATTCGTGATGATTGGTGCTAATGGTTTGCTTGAGATTCGGAAGACTAGAGCAAAGGCACTGTTAAACCAATTCATCACGATTGGTGATGGCGTTCAGAAAAAATTGAATGGTAAGAAAACTAGAGTATACCCAATCATCCGTTTATCACTAACTGGTGTGAAATGGTGTTAATGTAACATAAATTTAACAAAGTGACCAACCCCCCTATATATATTATTAATAAAACTACTAGGGGGGTTGGTCACTTTTTACTTTCACAGGCCAGTACTCGTTAACATTAATTTAACAATTACAATTTCAGTACTGATACTGGTACAATACAAATCAAGGCAACCCAAAACATCCCATCATCCCATCATGAAAAACCAATACGACAAGCACTACACACCACAACAGCTAGCAGCCAGACACCTACACATTTTCTACAACGGATCGGTTCGAACATTGGAATCTATTCTGAGATTCCACCAGTACTGAATGACGGCGTTCTACCAATCATCGTTCCAGAAGTTGCTCCATACACACGCAATGAGGCATACTGGTTCAGTACTTTCTATAACTATCGATGAGATTAACAGGCTCGCACAGGGGAAACTAATGATCAGCAAAACGATTCTGAATAAACTTGCCAACCAAGACGAATACAATTTTGGTTTATTTTTAGACGATGCAAAAGCACGTGAGGAACTGAATAGTATTGCCATCGATGATCTAGATGTGTTTTCAACTCGCCTAGAGCAATTCAAGAATGACGTGGCGGAGTATCAGGCAGCAGAAGCCGCCCGTCGAGCCGATGAGTTGGCACAGAAGAAGAAAGACATAGAGACAGCATTGGCAGCAACTGGATTCACATTAGATGACATCGCGGCAGTACTGGCACTCCAACCCAAGGCACAGGACAAAGAACCCAAGGCCAAGAAACAGAAGGGCGATAAGCCAACCCAACGTATGTTTACTGTCGTGCTAGGCGGGATTGAGTACCAATGCAACGGTAAGGTATTGCCCAAGGTAATTACCAACAGTGACAAGTTTCAATCGTTCACCACACAGCAACAACAAGAATATACGAATAATGTAGATGGATTCATGCGGGAGCACAGTAAAGAGTACTGTGATGCATACCCATTCAATGCCAGCTATAAAGGTAATCAGTTCTACTATAACAAGCAGGGCAAGATGAATCGTCAGGCAACGCACTATTTTGATTTGTTTATGGTTGAGCATCCGAATGCAACTATAGATAATTTCAAAGCGGCAGTACTAAAAGGTTAAGAGCCACTATAATGCACTGTACGCCATTCTAAGCCCGGTAGATACGTTACCGGGCTAATTGTATGTCTTTAATATTGAATCGCTCACAATGCAGTACAGAGCGGCTCATTTGAATTTAAATAGTTCGTCTATAGGCTTTCTTATTCTAAGCCGAATTTTTAATAATTTATCCTTGACTTCAGGTGTTTTTATATAATCATAACTCGAATCAGCCAAACTACTTTTAATTAATATTCTGTTTTTAGTCCTCAATACTGACAATATATCTGTTAGTTTTCTAACAGATAATTGTATATCGCTTGTTTTAAACTCAATCCCCCAACGGTTACACATATCTATCTGAGTCTTTATATTTGTAATATCCCGCCTAATATTTCTTAAGTCAGTGCTGTGGTCATACTCTTGTTTTATAACTCTAATATTATTCTTGACTATTCTATAACTAATTTTAGTGTTTAGTTTTGAAATAACAGAAATGACATTTTCTAAGTTTGTTACAATATTGATTGCATGATTATACGCATCGTTGCGGCGTTTACCACTTAACCACGTTTGGGCATTTAGAGCAGCATACCCAGCAGCAAGAGCCATAACCACGTTAGCACCAGCACTAACCCAATCAGCAGCATTACCTAGTTCCATTCTCTCACCTTTGAAATATTCAATAGCGATAGCCGCATAATCAATAATCCCAATCAATAGAAAGATAATTATCAGTACTAAAATTATTTTACTAAGCAAAGTAAAAACACGATCAATCACCTGTATTCATCCTTTAAACCACCGCACCAGCCAATATAATATCACACACTGGCATGATGGGGCGTCACTCCACGGCAGCCAGTGTGGGAGCTTCGCGGCTCCCTTTTTCATATCGTTACAGTACTTGATTACAGTACTGTAATCACATCTAGCAATCACACGAAGTTACGTTCATTACACACGCCCTCAGAGGCTCTCAGAGCGATTCTGAGAGCCTCTATAAAAAGACATACAATCATATTGCCTATATAGAGAACGTGAGACACAGACCGCCTGGTCCCTTTTAATAGGTTCTCCTGAGCCAGATCGAGAACGCGAGGTTTCGGTGCGGATCTTGTGTTGCGTATGAGAATTATTATCACGTACCCGTCCCGAAAAATACTACATCTAGTGGGTCTGCACTACGTTTGTCATAAATATAACAAACGCATGAACGCATGGAGGAACTCACACGATGTCAAAATATTCAATTTCGATAAGTCAGCTAGCGAAAGACTATGGCTACGACGAATCAAGTATTAGAAAAAATTGGGTAAAAAAATCAGGCTTGGATTTATCCGCTCCAGTACCAGAAATTCGAGCATGGATCGTTAAGAACATTCTAAACCCGCTACGTGAAACAAACATTAGAGAACAGATTGACCGGGCACGTTTAGAAAAAATGCAATCCGAAGCAGAACTAGCAAAGATAGAGGTTTCCAGAGCGTTAGATCAAATTATTGAAATTGACATTTTGCAATCAGAACTCGGCCAGTACTTTACAAATATTAAGAACATGATCCGCTCTATTCCAGATCAGTGCTATCTAGAATTGTTTGAATCAGACTCGCCTGCCGGGCTGAAAATCATGCTGAAGAATAAAATCGATCAAAAATTAATGGAAATCGGGAATATGACATATGAAGAACTTACCACAAATGAAGAAACTGATAACAGTACTGAATCGAGCGATTCAAAACCTGAAGCCACCAAAACGGCAGAAACCTCCTGAATGGGTTGAGACTAATCTTAAATTTCCAGACGGACCATTAGCAGGGCAACCGGTTAAACTTTTTAATTTTCAACGTGAGCCGTTAGACCAGATCATCAATCCAAACATTCGAAAAATTGTTCTGATGTCGAGTGCTCAATTATTAAAAACAACGGTACTGGCAGATGCCGCACAATATTTTATGGTTAACGATCCGACAAATTTGTGTTTCGCAGCAGCGACGGGCAGCATGGTTAAAAAGTTCAGAACCGGGAAATGGCAGAAATCAATCACTTCCTCAGTACTGAAAAACATCGTTAGCGATAAAAATGATAAAAACGCTACCAACGATCAACACACACAGGAGTATGGCAACGGGCAATTCGTATATTTCTTGTCGCTGAACGCCCCCAGCCAATTACGCGGTATTACGTGTAAACGAATTTTTCTAGATGAAATTAGTAACGTTGACCCGGAATCCGACGAGGGCAACCCATTAAAATTAGCAGAACAGAGGGCACAGACATTTTCCGACAGTCTGATTATGTGTTCGTCAACACCACTTGAGCCAGACGATTTAATCTGCCAACAGTACTACCAACAATCTGACCAGAGAAAATATTTTATAAAATGCCCGTACTGCAATCATGAGCACGAACTTGTTTTCGAAAATATTAAATTTGAATGGGTGATAAATGAAAAACGCCAATCTTTACCAGACCCAGAGACGGCCAAACTAGTATGCCCGGCTTGTGAAAAAGAAATCACTGAGGCACAGCGGATCAGAGCCGTTGCAGGGGGCAGATGGATTGCAACTAATCCAAAAGTCACCGATATTGCGGGGTATCATATAAACCGTCTTTATAGCCCACTTACAACAATCAAAAAAATCGTTCAGGACTTCGCGGAGGCGTATCAAACCTATGATCTCCAATCGTTCTATAACAATGTCCTCGGTTTGCCTTACGTCGATCGTGATAATCGCGAAATCGAACTAACACTTTTAGAGAACTTACGCGATCCATCATTCGACATTGAGAACATCCCAGATGACGTTTTATTCCTCATGATGGGGGTAGACCAACAACTTGATAGGCTCGAAATCACCACAATCGGTATATCTGACCATGAGCAAAAAATATATGTTCTAGATCATCGTTCATTTTTCGCGATGGACTGTACAAAAATCGATTCGCCGTGCTGGAATGATCTAACACGTTATCACCAATCTGTTTTCAAAACAGTGGATGGTAAACGCCTAGATGTGAAACGTATCTATATCGATTCCAGCAATGGTGCCGCTACAAATACAGTTTATCGGTACTGTAATCAATTTAGAAACACGCGGGCTATCAAGGGTTCATCATCACCAGTATCGGAATTATTCAAAACATCGCGAACAGGCGGGCACGAACTTTTAATTCTTAACGTGAATGATGGGAAGAACACTATCAGACGTCTATTAAATCAAGCATTAGATGATAGTACCGAACATGATACGGAAATATTATTCTCATACAGTTTACCCGATGACTATTTTCTACAGCTAACCAGTGAGAAAAAAGTTTTAAAAGCTGGTAACAAAGTTTGGGTTAAGTCAAAAAGTACTGAGAGAAACGAAGCACTTGATTGTTTGAATTATGCGTTGATCGCTATTCGGGAATTTCTGTCAAAACTGGGTTCAGATCCGTGGCGTGTTATCAGAGAAAACGAGGCAAAACGCCTAAATAATAGTAAACCAACCATTATCAAGAAAAAAGGATACTTTTAAAATGATTTATGATTTCAGTAACCCACTTTATATCGGCCAAGCATTCACACCAAAAATGAGTGTTACGGTAATCAATCCGTTAGGCCAGAGTGTACAATATACAACCGCAATGCAAATTCCTACAGATACATGGAGTGCAGGAATTTGGACAGCCATTGTTAAAAACAGTGACGGCACGATGCAAGTGATCCATTTTGAGGTGATAGATCCGAAAGCGATTTCATCCAATATTAAACAGTTGCAAGACATTCTAAATGAAATAGATGCTGTGGTTGAATCCCGTTTGAAAAACGATGGAGTCATCACCACCACAATCAACAACAAAACGTTGGTGTCTGAAAGTCTCAGTACTTTGTACCAATTACGCCAGCATTATAAGAAACGATTGGCTGATGAGATGAAGAAGATAAATAAAACAAATAGTTCTCCGATTATTAAATCAATAACAACATTTGGGAGATAAAAATGTTTTGGAAAAAGAAAAAAGAGAAACCAGACAAACAGATTAGAAAGATGATTCAAGGCAATTCTACTCTGAAAAATCAAATTAATAATACTTTGAGATCTGGTGGAGTGATTGGTACTGGTACTGATAATATCAATAATCTTATTCATAATCAGTTAAGAAGCCTTGTCAGTACTTCACGAAAGTTATCGTTAGAAAATTGTATAGCAAAAAGATATATCACAGCAGCCGCAGATGGGGTAGTAGGAGCCGAAGGTATTTACATCCGGCCTCGTATTGAAATTTATGATACCGTTAAGAATCAACAACTATCCAGAGAAATTGAAAAACGATTTTATCAGTACGCAGATGATAGAGAACTGTTTTCGAATACTGGGCGTTTATCGATTGGAAACATGATGCGGCTTATTGAGAAAACTAGGGCAACAGATGGGGAATGTTTTATCCGTATCCATCGTGAAAATGGTTTGCAGTTTGAAATTGTGGATTCAATGAGAATTCCTAGCGGGACAGTACCGCAAATGTTAGAGAACGGGAATTATATTTCGAATGGTATTGAATTTAATCAGTATGGAAAGCCACAGGCATATTATGTTGCTCCCATTAATATCAGTACTATGCAGTACTTGCAGCAATGCGAACGCGTATTAGCTACCGACATTCTTCATTATTTCATCCCACAGCAACCAGACCAGCATCGCGGGCTGCCAGACCTGCTACCGTGTATTGATCTTATCGGTTCGCTCGAAGAGTTCCTTAACGCAGCCATTATCGCGAAAAAGATATCCGCATCAGCAATGGCCTTCGTCACCAACGCACCTAGCAACAGGGAATATGACGAGCAAGAAATCATATACCAACAGACTAGCCTCGATCCCGGCAGTATTGTTGAGTTAAGAGAAGGGCAGGATCTCCGAACAGTAAACCCACAGGCCAGTACTGACGGCATAAGTGATTTCATTAATCAGCAGCTACAGATGATCAGTATGTCCCTGAACATGAGCAAGCAGACCTTAACAGGTGACACAGCCAACGCCTCGTTTAGTGCAAGTAAGCTAGCCGAGCGTGTACAGATGAATACATTCAAAACTCGCCAAAGTGAATTGATCAGTTCAGTACTGAAACCTATCTATATCGAATTCTGTAAACGTGAATTCATAAATATGGATGTTCAGATCTCCAAATTTAATGAACTGATTAAAGCCGATTACGTGCCTCAGCAGCGGGCAATTTCGATTGACCCTCTAAAAGACCTACAAACTGAAGTTCTGGCACTACAAAATGGCCTGAAATCTAAATCTATGGTTATCGCTGAAATGGGTTATGACCCATCAATTGTTCTTGCCGAGATAAATAGAGAAGAGGAATCTGATAATAAAAATAAGGATATGAATAATGAAAATGAAAATGATCAGGGAGATCCAGACACAACAAACAAATGATACAAATGATGATTTGATTCGAGTTGCCTTCGCAAGTGAATTACCAGTACAGAGAGAAATTCAAGACCAACTCTATAATGAAATTTTGCTATGTACTCCTGAGAATTGTGATATTTCGTACTTGCAAAAAACAGGAGCAGTTCTATTTAATCATGACCAAGATCAGTTAATCGGAAAGATTGAAAATGTTCATATCGATTATGATCGTGTATGTCGTGCTGAATTAAAACTATCGGAAAGTACTGATAAGAAACAGTTATTCGATGAAGGTATTCTTCGAAATATCAGCGTTGGATATCAGATCCTTGAATATGAAATTCAAGGCGACGATTTACTAGCGACCAAATGGCAACCATATGAAATCAGTTTTGTAAGCTGCCCAGCCGATCCTACCGTTGGAGTCAATAGAGGATTAGATACTGAACAAGATTCAGAACCAGAAAGTACTGAACCTGAACAAGATTCAAATACTGAAAATGAAATTGCTAGTACTGAACCAGAGAATCAAGTAACTGAACCAGAAAGTACTGAACCTGAGCAAGATTCAGAACAAGATTCAAGTACTGAACCTGAACAAGATTCAGAGCAAGATTCAAGTACTGAACCTGAACAAGATTCAGAACCAGAGAATCAAGTAACTGAACCAGATGAACGCGAAAAAGAATTGCGGGCAATCGGTCAGCTTTATCAAATCGATCCAGAAACTATTGAAAATGCAATTAGAAATTTAATTTCAGTTTCTGATTTCAAGAAAAATATAAATAAAAGAAATAAACCCATTGAGAATAAGGATATTAAAATGGAAAAAAATATTTTAGCTAAATTATATGATAACTTCCGCAGTACAGGGAAATTTCAATTAGATGATGTTATTCGCGGTGAAAATGGATTTAAATTATCTCGTGCAGTAACTACAACTACTGGTGCAGGTGTTATTAGCGACATTCAGTACGATGGATACATTGATCGCATTCTAGCAGATTCATTGTACGCTCAACTGCCAATTCGCAATTTTAAATTTAATGGGGTTGGTAACATCTCTATTCCAAAAGCAACCGTAGATTCAAATAACTTCGGATTCGTAGAAGAAGGCGTAGCTGTTAAGGATAGTACCGCAGCATTTTCACGTGTAATCATGAAGCCTTCACGTTTTGCTGGTAGCATCCCACTAACTCGCGAATTGATCTTGTCTTCTGAAAATGCAGTACAGTACCTTGAAGATATCTTGATTCGTTATTCTCGCGACGGCTTGGAACATGCGTTAGTTTGCGATGTTGAAGCAGTTTGTACTCCAGTATCTACCGCTGTAGCGGCTACAGTATCAGATTCTGATATTCTCGGCATCATGGAAAAATTGGCAACCGCTAATATCAAAGTGGAAAATTGCATTGCACTAGTTTCACCACAGATGTTAACCAAACTGAAAGCAACTCCCGTGCTGAAGAATACAGCCGGTAAAGCGTTGGTACAGGGTGATTCAGCGGGCAATCTGTGGTTAATGGATACTATCCGTGTAATCTGTTCAACTCACGTTCAATTGAATTCTATGATCGTCGGTGATTTCAGTTATGTAATTCATGCTGACTGGACATCTGATGAAATCGATGTAGACGACACTACAGGCCGTAATAGTAACACAATTTTCTTACGTTACACATCGTTTAGCGACAACCAGATCACCAATCCAGAAGCATTCGCTTTACTTACTCTGAAATAATGAGGTGATAATCATGGCATTTGATAAATCTCAAATCGAATGCCTGATAAATCGTCATTTTGGTACTGATATTCGTATAAACAATAAAACTGTTAGAGTGATATTCGAGCAAGACATTATATTTTTTGATGAGAATACGCAGGCGACAGTTCTGTACTTTACTGCCCAAACAGGTGTTGCCCAAGTTGGCAGCACCTTTTTTTATGGTGATACATATCGTATCACAAGAATTGAAGACGATTTATCTGGCATCGCGAATTATTATTACATAGAAATAAAGGATGGAAATAATGGTATATGATTACGACATTAGAAATTTTATATTCTCAGAACTGCAATGCGTCAGTGGTAATGTTTCATTTGTAGTTAAAGAAGAAATTACAGGCGGTGTTCAACTTTATGTTGGGAATTCAAGCGTTACACGTGAACTAGTCATGCCACGAAATGGTTGTAACCAAGCATCATACGATTGTGAGATGATATTGGAATTGGTATGCGTGGGTAAATCATATAAACTTTGTTCTGACTTGATGAACAGAGCGATCGAGAGATTACAAACAACCGACTATTATGATTTGCCTTTACCCCGCCGAATATCAGATATTCGTGTCGGTGAGTCTCATATGAATGAGGGTGAGTCTAGCGAGCGTCTTGTGCTTTTTTCCATAAATATTCATATATTTTATGGAGAATAATTTTATGTTTATCGCGAATAACACACAGCTTTATATTTTAACTGATACGAATAATAAAGACCCAAAATCAAAATCGTATCAAGAAGTACCGTTACTGGCATTCCCCGAATTTGGTTCAGTAACAGAAAGTGCCAGTACTGAAAGTTATAACTCAGAACATGATCAAGTATTGATGGCTGCCAAGGCGTATGCACCCGTAACAATAACTACCGCTCAATCTAAAACACTAAATGATTTAGCAGAGAGCCGCCGACCATTTCAAATGAAAATTCAGATGAAAGATAATGCAGAATCAGAAACTGTAAACTTTGCCATCTATAACGGTTTCATTTCTTCGAGTCATATTCAGGGTGACTATGATCAGGTAGTTCAAAAATCGTATGTATTCGAACCCCAAGTTTTAATACAACGCGGCGTGCAGTACGATATCGTTCAGCGGGTGAACCGTGGGATGTTTGGCCTAGGGGCGAATGGCGTTGATTGGCCTCAAGATCAAAACGTATATGATGGCAATTCATTACTTAAAAATAGTACCGGGCAGAATGCAATACATTTCCGTGATGCCGATCAACACGTTGAAATCATTACTGATGGCAATCATCTCTACACCACAAAGTACCAAGATGGAACGGTTCCAGTACTGAACGAAATTTATTCAGAATTGAATAAACCAACACCTAGTGAAATTGGGGCGATCCCTATTAGTGAGCGTGAAACCTTTGTGCCTCGCACGTTGCAGGTGAATGGACACCAGCTTGTTGGAAACATTCAGCTACATGCAGCCGACCTTGGCGACGTCTACAGCACTGAGCAGGTGAATGGCTTAGTATCACCAAAATTGAACAAAGCTGGTGACATTATGAGTGGCTCGCTAACGTTCGGCACCAGCAATCCTACATACGATATTATTAGTACTAGCAATGATCTTACAAATTCGAAAAAATATTTAAGACAATTTAGATCCAGCAGAAACAGTACAATATGGCATGAAACGGTAGATGGTGGGCAATATCGCATAGCAACAGGCAAAACTGATAGCAAAACAATACTAATGATTAATGATGCTGGGCAACTTTGGGTAGATGGTGGGCGAGCCTATACAACTGCATTCAAACCTACATTTAGTGATATCGGTGCAGTACCTTCAACTAGTATCGGAACATATGATGAAACAGCAGTGCCATGGAATGCCCCAACCGGAATTTATACAGTTAATTATCGAGATAAGGCTAATAACGTATCAGCGACTAATTTACTATTACAGTTCTATAGTGGCGGTGGTATATCATGCCCAACTGTTCAATTTAAAACTAGTTATCGTAATGGTGTAATTAGTTACAGAACAAGTAGAGACGCGGCAGGATTCGAAGAACCATTTACTGCATTTTATACAGAAAAAAACCCACCAACAGCGGCAGCGTGTAAAGCATTACCGATTACTGGCGGCACACTAAGTAATAGTCTAACAATACAAAAAAATTCTGGTCAGATTGGTTTATGTTTAATTCATACAAACACAACTGCCGGTTACTCTAGAATGCAATTAGAGGTTCAACCAGATGGAGTACTAGACATTGCTACCAGTAGTAACGGTACTACAGTCTGGAATTATCCATTAAAATTTTATAGAGATAATGCTAATGTTGATGTTGGCGGTATATTAACAGTTAAAGGCCAATGTAATATTACTGGTTCAGTAAATTCAACAACTGGCAATTTTTGGTCAGGTGGCACGGCTGGGGGATCATGGACATCTTGGCAAAGTCGAAATTCGGCACTTGCTGTAGATTGCCCTGATTCTGATAATTCTGCATACAATATCTGGAAAGCCACTAAACCCGGAAAGTATGATATAGCATCAATGCTTGTCCATTGTCCCGGCGGTGTTCAAAATAATGCGATAGTTCGAATTCAAGCAGGAACTGATGCAACATTTGATTTTAATGGTGCAGGTGATCAAAATAATAGTGGTTCAATATCTGCAAATAAAGGAATTATATTAAAAGCAATAGAGGCTAATGAAGTATCATTACGAAATGATAAAGGTACTAATCTTTCTGGTGATTTCGTTGGGTATACTCAATATAAATGGTACTCAGATGTTATTAAAACTGGTGTTACTCGCAGTGGTTCACAACCATCATTAGGATATGCAATAGATATTAATGGTACTAGAAGATTAGTTCTTGATACTGCTACAGGTAATCTAATGACTACTGGCAGTATGATAGGATTGAAAAGTGATCACAGACGTCATTTTTGTTTCTGGAGAAATGATGGTTCCGTTGACATGTATCTATGGAAAGATTTTAACGGTGATGGAGTTCATTTAACTAATGGTGCTGATGGTGGCGGCGATTGGGTTTTTGGTAAAAATGCATCGTTGACTTGTCCCGGCAATGTATCGTGCCAAACTTTATACCAACGTTCAGATGAACGTGTTAAATCGAATATCGAACCGCTATCTGATGTGCTTGCCAAACTAACCAAAATTCATGGCTACTCTTACGTACTGAATGGTGAAAACCAAATAGGTTTGATTGCACAAGAAGTACAGCCACTGTTCCCGGATCTAGTTATCGAACAGCAGCAGTACGATCAAGATGGCAATCCTACGCAATCACTGCTTGCATTGAACTATTCAGGCTTTTCCGGTGTTTTGGTGCAGGCGGTAAATGATCTGAATACTATTCAACAGGCACAACATAACTCGATTGTTGATATATCAAAAACCATTGATCAGTTGCAACAAACTATAAATACAAAAGTGAATAGTACTGATATTGATGCGTTGGTGAATAGAATTACAGCACTAGAGAATAGAATTACGGCACTGGAAAATAAAACGGTTCCAACTGTTCCAACTACACCAGATACCAGTACCAGTACTAAATAAACTAAATAATATTAATATTAGCAGGGGCATAAAGGACACTATGCCCCAATAACAATAATAAGGAAATAAATATGGCAACAACACCATTTGCAAACATGTTTTTAGGGAACAACGTAAAAGTTGAGTACGCAGCCGCACCAGCTTCAGGCGTTGCAACCAAGTTTTCAGAACTGAAAAATCTGGCATCATTTCCAGCCGTAGGCGGAGCAGAATCAAACATTGTTGAAATCAAGCAATTCGGCGAGGCATACAGCCGCAAGCTGGCAGGGGGTAAGAAAGTACCAGATATCGATATTAAAGTTAACTGGATTCCCGGCGACGTTGGGCACGAAGCCATGGCAGCATTTGCAGAATCAGCAGAATTAGTACAGTTAAAAATCACCTACTATGAATCAGTCGCAGAGAAGAATGGTTTTTTCGTGATCGTTAATGGCTATGTTACCAGTACTACAGTTTCAGGTGATTACGATAAGCAAGTCCAGATGGATTTTAAATTTACTGTATCCGGTGCCCCGGTAAAACGTGGTTTGATTGATCCAGCACTGCCAGCAGTTTAAGGGGTGATGTATGAATCTTACAAATCTTAAAGAGGCTTTGAAACCCACACGCGAGCCTTTAGTACTAACACCATCTGTTACTGTGTATATCCAATTACCAAGTATTGGCGAGTTGATGGATTGTGATTCTGACATTAAAACCATTCTTCATTGTGTAGTAGATGAAAATGGACAACGAATTTTCAGTACTGAAAATGATGTGAACGACATTGATTTAGCGTATCAAATCAAAATGAGTACAGCAATTCGGGATCTCATGTCGAAAACAATGGATGCCGAGAAAATCGAAAAAAAATAAGAAGCGATAGTGTTTTACGTTTTGCATTAAGCATTATCGACAAGAAAGGGATGGGGATTGATGAATTGTTATCCCTATCCCTTTCGTCGTTTATGCACCTTATGATTTATCAAGACATATACAAAACTAATCCATATGGTGATCAGTTGCGGCACACCGAACTAATCCGATCAATCTATCTCAGTACGGGTATGGTAAAAAATGTTCATGACTTTGACCTAGAAAAAATGGATTCACTGGGGATATTTTCGGATAAGACTGCCGCAGAACGTTATGCAGAGCGAAACGCTATCGCACAAACTCAATTTAAAAATTTCATTATGGGTATAGGAGATGATCCAAATGGCAAATAATAATCAACAACTAGTTTTTCAAATCACTGGTAATTCATCTGGTTTGACTCAAGCACTTGCCGGGGCGGGAAATCAGATTAATACATTTTGCAATAACGCGGGCGGTATGTTCGGGCAGTTATCCGGTGGGCTTGGGCAAATTACACAAATTGCTGGCGGGCTAGGTGGGGGTATCGCTGGCCTTGCAGGTCCACTAGGTATGGCAGCCGCCGCAGTTGGTGGATTAGTTGCCAGTACTAGATCATACGTTAACGAATTAAATGAGTTATCGATCGCGTCAGGAATGAGTGTTGAATCACTCCAGAAATGGGGTAACGCCCTGCAAGGTACTGGTGAGAACCTAGAAAAAATCGCAGACATAAACCGAGACTTCGCAGATCATCTGGGAGACGCATTCAGAGACGGAAGCGGACCAGCAGGGGATCTAGAGCACTATGGAATCAAACTTACAGAATTACAGCCGTTGTTATCTGCCGCTGATGGTGGTTTGAGAGGCATTGCTAAAGTGTATTTCTCAATGCGTGATCGCGGAGCGAACAAAGCAGAGATTACAAATATGATGGAAACCTTAGCAAGTGATTCGAGCAAACTGATCCCAATCTTGCAAAAGGCCGGATCAGAATCGCAGTTTCTTCAAGATGTTCAGAACCAATCGGTACAGGTCACAAATGATCAAGCCCAAGTATATAAGGCATTAGATGAAAAACTTGTTGTAGCTGGTAATACTATGAAATGGCTAGGAGTGGAAATATGCACTCCCCTAATCGAAATTTTTAATACATTGGTTCAGATATGCAAAGACGCTGGCGTAACTATCGGGCAGTTATCAACCTATATTAGTGACAAAGGCCAACAGCTAAACGATTTTATAAATTCATTTTTCAACTTTAAGCCAGGTACCACAGTTTTCGATTTTCTGGAAAACAAGACAATTAACTTTATCAATACTTTTATCGAATACATAAACAAAATTCCGGGGGTGAAAATCGAGGCAATCAGTACTAAAGATCTTGAAAAATTCGGAAATGATATGGGCAAGGCGGCAATCGGCGGTCTAGCACCAATTACCGGGATGAGTTCATATCTTGAATCAGCATTTAAACGAGGTAACGCAACCACTACAGCCGATGTGAATCATGACATGAAGTGGGGCAAAGGCTTATCGAATAGTGATTGGGGGGCTTCCAAGAAAGCCGAGGCAGCTAAGAAAGCAGCAGAGGCAGCAGCCGCAAAAGTTAAGGCAATTCAAGATAGAGCAATCCTGCAACGCCAACTGGCAGAGGCACAGCTTCAACGTGTTATTTCTCAGATGGATGATAATGGTGCGAAATTACAATTGAAATCATTCAACCGTCAGCAATTAGAAATTGAAAAAACTATTCGTAATACTGCCAAAACTCTTGGATTCACTGAGCAGAAAACCACTTCATTACTGAAATCTCAGTACCGTAACCGTACTCGTTTATTCAAAGAAATGGTCAACCAGATGATCCGGGAATCTGATCCAAAGAAATTGCGTGATAACCTAGCAGCCATCGGTACAGGTTTATCTGCAAATCAACGTAAACATCTTGGTATGAATCTGCGAGAACAGATTGGGGCTGATTATACCGATCATGGATTTTATTTTGGAAAAGACCAAGATAAACAGAACCAGTTAGATGAGAATCGTGATGATCTGAATGGTGCAAATAATGAGGCATATAAACAGAAACTAATTTCATTTGAAGAATTCCAGAAAAACAAACAAATGATTCAAGAAAAATATGAAACAGATTCATTGAAATTATCACAAGATGCATTATCAAAAACAACCACTATGTGGGGGACTAGTTTTGATGGTCTAGGTACTATGCTGCAAGGTGCATTTGGCAAATCTAATGCCGCTGCAAAGGTAGCATTCGGGGTAAGTAAGGGTATTGCAGTCGCCAATAGTATCGTAGCTATACAACAGGGCATTGCAAAGGCTATATCACTAGGTTTTCCAGCTAATGTTCCAGTGATTGCCAGTACGATCGCTCAAGGTGCCAGTATCGTTAATACTATCCAAGGTACTCAGATCAAGGGGCAAGCCCACGATGGGTGGGATTCATTACCCAGTACTGGCACATACAACTTACAGAAAGGCGAGAGGGTGGTTGGTAGTGCGTTAAACCAAGATTTAACACGTTATCTGAAATCGAATAATTCCAATAAATCTGGAGACATTAAAATCGAGGCACCACTAATAGTTAACTGCCAGCAGATCGATGACAAGACATTTAACAATCTGCTCCAGCGGCATAAAAATTCAGTGGTCCAAGCGGTACGGGAATCTCAAAAGAAAAACACTTAACGGATAAATACATTAAACATATTATAAGGAATTAGATAATGTTTAATGATAATAAAAATATTCTGATTAGCAATTTCAAATTGAAAGACAATACGCCTCAATATTCGGTACAAAACTGGACAGGTGAAACCTGTATACGTTCCACCGGTGTCCAGTACTTTCAAATTGAATTCGATATCTCTCTAAATCAACGTGATAGATTAGATTTGCAACAATTCATAATCCAGCATAAAAACGGAAAACCATTTGATATGAGCATCGGCTGGTTTTCCAAATATTCCGGTTCGCAAAAAACTTCAGTACTGGCAACAGTTGCTGCGGCAGTTTCTGCAACAAATATTACATGTGGCACTAACTCGATCGAGATTGGATCATACATCCAATTCAAAAACCATAAGAAAATTTATCAAGTACTGGCAAATAACGGAACACAATTGACAATTTTTCCAAGTCTAATTAAACCAGTCCAGATCGGCGAGGAAATCATTTTCAATAATATTATTGGTTCATGGTTACTCAATGTGCCAAGTGATGGTTTACAGATTCCTAGTACCAACTTAATTCAGATGTCTTTTCAAGCAACTGAAAATATCAGGGGGTGATAATAATGACAATTCCAGTATCAGTACTACAAAATAAAGAATTAGTAAAATATTACAATCTTATGCGTGGGGATAGCGTTACTGTACTATCGGAACTCCAATTGTATGAAATTGGTAGTACTTTAAAGTGCATTGATATCTTACCACCGAATGGTGGTTCTCTTCATTTTAATGATGGAATTTGTGATCTGGTATATGAGGGGCATTTATATAAAGCCGTGCCAGATTTCCTAAAATCGGGTTTTGCATCATTCACCACAAAATCCCATATTTCTAATGACGGGACATCGCTCGAAATCAGTAACGTGAATCAAGAATATCTATCGATGTGTTTAAATGGGTTATGGGATAGTGCCAAAGTGAACATGAATGTTGTAGTACTTAATCCTAGCGACGGCTCAGTACTGTATGGTTATCGGAGATTTTCGGGTTATATCGATAACTTCAAGGCTAATTTTAAATTGGCTGATAGCAGTTCTACCACCGTTAATATTAACAGTATTTGGAAAAAATTAGATCTAGAACAGAAGTTATTATGTTCCAGTTCTGTTCATCAATCTAATCATCCCGGTGATAAAATTTTCGACTTAATGAATACATTACATAACGCAACCCAGACATGGAAATCAAACGATTGAGGAATTAAAAATGAATTATCAAGGTTTTATTACAGCATATCTTTCATCACTTATCGGTACTGAGATTGAATATTCCATGAATGATTGTCACGTTATGGCGTTAACAGTGATTGATATTATGTGTGATTCACACTATACAGATGAAATTAGAGGCAAATATACCACACCCAAAGAGGGCAGGGCATATGCAATTAAAAACTGCTCATGTCCAACACTAGATGCGTTATGTGTATCGATTGGTACTGAAGTTTCTGAACCGAACGATGGTGATATTTTGATCGCAAAGGATCACTGTACCGTATTCTGGCGGGGCAAAATTTTAGTTTTGAATGATGGCATATGGTGCGTTTCTAAAATAAATACTCCAGAAATTGAAAATTATAAAATTTATAGAATTAGGAGAAATTAAATGGGTGTAGCAATAGCAATAGGAGCACTTCTTAGTGCTGCATCGGCTGGAGCAGCAGCCTATGCCGCCGGGATGGCTACAGCATGGGTTATCGGGGCAGCATTAACAGCCGGGGCGTTGAGCCTTGTAAGTTCCTCAATGATGATGAGTAGTAATCCAAATACGGGGCAGTACCAAAGTACCAGCACAAATATTAATGCCCGTAGCACGTCGGCAAGTACTGGCCTGCCGATCCTTTATGGAGGTACAAACAAGAATGCAACAGATAAAGCGTTTATCAGAACTGGTTCTGTCGTAACGTGGCAGAACGTTCTACATGATACATCTAACTGCCTATTCACTCATCATGTGATCGGTGTAGGTGATATCACACAACCACAGGGACAAACTGTGATCACCCAAATCTATATTGATAACAGTCCAGTACTTGGCCTACCTATCACACAGGAAGGGCGAGTACCGCAATCGGCTATCCTAGATAAGTTCAGACCTTATTTAAATCTTGAAGTGCGTTTCGGTAAGTCAAGCTATAACGGTACTATGAATCTAGCTAAATCGTATGCGGGCAGCCAATGGCAGGATAGTTTTCGTGGTGATGGATTAATCCAGATTGCTACAACTATCTGGCGTACTCAAGATTCTATGATTGATGGGATACTTACCAATCCCAACTATTCATTGTCAGTTGAATTGGTTGGCCGGGTGATTACGGATCTTGTGACTGGTTCACAGTGTTCTAGTTCTAACCCACCGAGCATAATTTACGATTATCTCACCAATACAGAATTTGGGTTCGGAATGAATCCGAATGATATAGATGTGGATTCATTTAAAAATATTGCTAAATGGTGTTCGGATAATGATTATTATTGCAACGGTTCTATCGATTATCAGAAATCATTTAAATCGAATATTGAAGACATTCTACAGACATTCGGCGGTGTTCTATTCGAACATCAAGGTAAAATCTATCTAACCATCGATGCCGCCGATATTCCCGTGTACTCATTCGATGAATCTAACATTATCGGGGATGTTTCTATCATGTCCGGTGGAAGAAGTGATTACTGTAATTGTTATGATGCCCAATATACAAATGCTGATCATAATTACGATTCTGATATTATTCGTTACCCTAGTGATACACTCAACGATGCAACTATTATTAAAGACGGCCAGATCATCAAGAAAGATTTGAATGTAAAATGGGTTCAAGATAAAAAACAATTATCAGTACTGGCAAATAAAGAATTATTAAAACACAAATGGATTTTATCAACGATCTCGTTTAAAACTTTTAAATCAGATCTAAAAATTTACGACGTGATTGATGTTAGTTTTAAAGAGGCGGGATATAAGAACAAAAAATTTAGAATTGTTCAAATTGATGAACCACTTCAAGTTGAATCTATAGGTATCGTTGGAATCACTGCAATCGAGTACCGAGATGAAATCTACCAAGGTCAAGATCCCGGAGTATTCCCAAATAATAATAATATTCAGTTACCAGACGCATCGCATGTACTGCCACCTTCTAACCTAAGCATTCAAAAGTTAGGTCAGAGTGTTGCGGGTAATGTTGTTTTGATGAAGTGGAGTGCTAGCCCAGATCCATTCGTCAGAGGCTATCGTATCCGTTATCGCAAGAATGCCGCAGACCAATGGACAATGGCAGGTGACGTTAACGCTACTGAATTCACTATCAATGGTCTTGCTGATAGTTCCTATGATTTTGGTGTAAGTGCGTATAACCAGTTAGGGTATTGCTCAGACATATTAACGTTGCTTAACCAATCACCCCAAGTCGCCTTTGCGTTGCCTGCGGTTACTGGATTGAAAGTTACCAGTACTGATACTGCTACTGATTTCAGTATTGCTTGGGATTCTCAACAACAAATTAAGGTTAACGGGCAACCTATGGCCTCATTGTTACGGTACTATGAAATTAAAATCTATCACGGATCAACATACATTAAATCGCATTACATCCAAGACAATAAATTCGTATACACTTTTGCTCAAAATAAAGAAGATGGCTTATCACGTACTGTAACGTTCGGTGTTATTGCTCACGGTTATAGTACTGGTACATATTCGCCTGAAATAAATTGCACAGCTACTAACCCACAGTGTGGAGTACTGCAAGGTGTTCAATATAACAGTGGTCTAGATACATTTTTTGTTGAGTGGGATCAATCTAAATGTGATTCAGATTATGCAGGGGTAGTAGTTCAACTTGCAACAGATTCTAACTTTTCGCAAGGTGTTCAATTTTTCAGTACTAGTAACTGGTATTCAGCATCATGGCAATTAGCCGATGGGCAGTACTGGATACGTGCGGGGCAATATGATTCATTTGGTCAGGATCATATTAATTGGAGTACTGCTATTGCTTTTAACCAGAACAGTAAAGTACCGAAATCAAAACTTAATGATGATATTGTCAATTCATTAATGACTCCTAGCCAAGTAAATGAAATTGTAGAGAGCAAGATTAGTACAGCAGACAATTCGAAATGGCAGATCCGTGTAAACCATAACGGTAATGTTAGTGGGGTTGCATTGGGGAACAACGGGACTGAATCAGTGTTTACAGTACTGGCAGATCGTTTTTCAATCATTGATCCAAAGTCAGCCAATCAGGCCAGCAAGGTGTACCCGTTTGTTGTTCAAGGCGGCAAAGTGTGGATTCAGAACGGCATGATCCAAAATGGCAGTATCGGAACCGCACAAATCGGTGATGCGTCAATCAACAATGCTAAAATCCAGAATGCTAGTATTAATGGTGTGAAGATTCAGAACGGCAGTATCGGTACCGCTCACATTCAGAACGGAGCTATTGATAACGCCAAGATCGGCAACTATATCCAGTCTAATAACTATGTCCCCGATAAAAGTGGATGGATCGTCAACAAGAACGGCAATGCCGAGTTTAGCAATGCCAAATTCAGAGGGCATATCGATGCGAATTCCGGTACTTTAAACAACGTTCATATTTCGGCTAATTGCCAGATTGACGGTACTTTGAATGCCGCTCACATTGTTGGTGATGTGGCACAGATTGAGCCTTTGCCAGACATACCAGTAAACAACTCCGTCGCTGGTGCGTATGGCGGTTATGTTCATAGAACATTTCATAACGTCCCTTACGAAATGGTAGTATTCATACAATGTAGGGCGGATGCAGCTAATGTGTATACCGGATCTCGTCCTGCCCCTGCATTCATTCAATTTCACTGTGGGGGGCAAGTGAAACGTTATAGTTTCGGGGTTGGAGCTACATATATGTCTGCTATATTTGTTCTCCCCGCAAATAGTGGTGCCGTTCAAATTGGTATCCAGCTTGAACAAGCATGGGATCTGCATTGTGGGATTTATAATGGCGTCATAACTGTATGTAAACGTAATGGCGGATCATTCTCCTAATACGTACTTTAACATTGAATCTACTCGATTTGGTGTTTGCTGATACCATTTTGAATTTTTAATTTCAGTACTTGCACGTTGGTTATCACCATTTCGAACAGCAGCCAGGAATTTTACAAACTTGCGAGTTTTAGTGATCCCAAGCTGGAACACCATCATAATGATAAAGTCATGCCATGGTGAGCCATCTGGAATGTTTAACGTTCCGGCATCATGAGTTGCAATTTCGATATCATGTTGCAGTAGTTCATCGGCTTGTTGTTCTGTTATGCCAGTACTGAAATCTTCATTACTCAAAATTAAATGACCATATCCAATAGTTGGATATCCTAGTGAATCGCTGTATTGGTGAAAAATACCATTGCGATATGTCCCGATATGTTGTTGGTACTGAATTGTCCCTTCATATTGCTTTAATTGTTCGATTATGTGTTTAATATCCATAAATACTCCAGTGATTAAATTAATTATTTGGAGTATTTAGGAATGGTTAAAGGCTGGAAATTTTTAAACTATAACGGCTCAGACTGGAAAGCGAGTGACGTAATTTCTGGTAATTATGTTGGCTTCGTGTACTTGATTACGTTTCCGTTATCTGATGAATTTTATATTGGTATGAAACAGATCTACAAAGGCGTGAAGAATGTTAATAGACTAAAACCAGAATCTTTAGAATCGAACTGGGTTGAATACACAAGTTCCAGTACTACAGTAAATCGAAAAATTCAAAATGGTGAAAAGTACGAAAAGTACATTTTATGGTGTTTCCCCACTATTGCCGCTACAGCATTTTGCGAATCATTCTTAATATGCAATTTCGCCTGTGGTGATTCTGCGTGTCTGAATCAAAGTATCATGATTAAAACTAAAATCGCAAAGTCACGTGACATGATGGCGATCAACAAAAATTTATATTATTTGATTAGGAGTAAAGTCTATGGTGACGAATAATAATAATGCACAGGTGCAGCGATGGATCAACCAGCAAGCACAGACAATCCCCGCCGATTTTCAACGCGAGTTATCGAAACGATGCAGGACTATAACCCAAAAACTTCAAGATAAAATTAACAGTACTGTTACTGGTGGTGCTGTGAACTTTACCCAAAAAGCGATGTTTTTTAATTATATTGATCATGGATTTTCTAGAACTAATCAGATTATTCTTCGCGGTAATCAGGCACGATATCTAAAAAATGTGTTGGGTGTGAATGGTTCTAATGTCTCTAAATGGATTCCAACATCAAATGCCAGTTTAACGAGCCAAGGCAATATCAAATCACTCAAATCTAAACTAAAAAACAATAAATATAAACAGATTCTAAGCAAAAACGGTAAGAAATATCTGATCGATGTATCAAGCAAGAACCCAAAAAAACACAAAGTAATTGCATATTATGGGGCTGTGTCAAGACATCAACTTTTCGATTTTTACCAAGAGGCTGAAAATTTAGCAAAGCAATCTTTAAATGATCTGCGGGGAACCTTTACCTTTGTTAGGAGAAATTAATGGATGAATTCTTAAAAATGTTTCCGACGATTCCGTACGAAAATCTTTCATCGTATAGATTCGATAAAAAAGAACTGATCTCAGTAACAGAAATGATAGATAGTTCAAATGATTACTTTGAACAACTAATTGAGAAATACAAATCAAATGATGATGCAGTACTGATAGCGTTTAGCTTCAATGCAAATCGGTTTCCAAAATTAAAAAATCAAAAAGTTGTTAATGTTATATATGATGATGAAAATTTGAAAGTTCAGATAATTGACCAATTTCACCACATATTCAAAGGTCATCGCGTGTATTCGTTTATCACTTGCCTTGCGACTTCAAACTAA